GCCGCCCTCCAGTCCGCGGACACCGCCGTGGACGCCCTGGAGACCCCGGCCCCGGTCACCCCGCCCGCGGCAAGCTAGCAGAGAAGGGACATCACATGACCACTCCCACCCCGGCCCCCGACCCGGAGCCGGGCGGCTTCCTCGGCAAGATCCGCGCATGGTTCGAGCGCGACGTCGAGCCCGAGATCACCGCCGTCAAGGCTGACATCGCCTCCCTGCAGAAGCTCGCCCCCGCCCTGGAGTCCGTCGCCAACACCGTGGTCGCGCTAGCTGAGGCAGCCGACCCCGCGGCAGCGCCGGAGATCGCCGCCCTTGTCGCGGAGGCGAAGGCGGCCGCCGCGGTGATCGCGAGGATCGTGGCGGACCTGTCGGCGCCGGGGATGTAGTCTCTTCCTCGACCTGTAGATCGGTCCACGGGAAACGACCGGCTTAAGGCAAAGCGAAGCGCCCTGTCACCTTCGGGTGGCGGGGCGCTTTTCGCATGCCCGGAGTCAGCTAAGCTCAGTCCTGCTGTAGGCGATGATCGCGATGCCCCCTCGCTGGCCTCCGGGTCAGCGAGGGGGCTTTCCGCATTCGGGGCCTTCCGGTGCCGCCCCCTCTTGTCCCTGGGCATCATCATCCAGGTGACTGCCAGTCCCCCCGCTGAGAGAGTCCAGTAGACCCCTGCGACTTCCGGTGCCCCCTGACTGAGGGGGATCACCCCGAATGCGGCGGCGGCAATCCAGCAGGCAGTCCAGGCCCAGTTCCCCTCGGGTACCCGGCGGCGGCCTGCGTGCCTGCCGGCGTAGTCGTCAGAAGACGGGGAAGTCGAGGCCGCCGAAGTCAACGTCAACCTGCCCGTCCGGCTCTATCGCGAGGTCCGTTCCGGGGATGTCGAACGCGAACTGCCCGTCGAGCGGGTCGAACCCGATGCCGCCTCCGCCGCCCGTGCCCTGGTCCATGGCCATGTCGAGCATCATCAGCTCACCGGACGACGTGCCGCACCCGGAGCACTGCGGGTGGCCGTAGCGGACTGCGTGCCCGCAGGTGGAGCAGTAGCGGTGGTTCTGTCCGTACATGATTGCCTCCGTTGGTTGACTTTGCTTCCCTGACTTGCCTTGCGTTTCCGCGCTGCCCGACTCCCGGAAGACCGACACGACCCGGCCCTGCTCGGCGAACGCCACGCCGCCCGGCAGGCAGGGCAGCGCCCGCATCGCCGCGTCGCCGATGTGCGACGCCTTCTTGACCTCAACCTCGGTCAGCACGCATTCCGGCCCTGTGTGCAGGGGTACGCGCCCGTAGTTCCGGGACCTGACCGTGAACGGCTTCCCGTGTTCCTTGCCGAGGCCGGCCGCCTTCAGCGCGGCAAGCGCCTCAGTCGTGGCCTGCTCGGGGGTCAGCGGGCCCGCGCCAGTTCCCGTCACCGGCTCGCCCGTGACGGAAGGTCCACCCCGAGCACGGCCATAACGAGCCGGTCAAGTGCGTCCGGGATGATCCCGTCGAAGTCCGGCCGCCCCGGCTTGCGGTAGGAAACGGACTGCCTCACCTCGGCCTCACCTCGCGCCTGCATCGCGGCGTACGTGTTCCCGGCCCGGTCGACGGCGTACATGCACCTTGACTCCACGCGGTCCGGGTGCACGTGCAGCCGCCTCGCCTTCGATGCCGCGGTCACCTCGCGCTCCCGCTTGGAACCCGGCCTGCCGCCGGTCACCGCCCACGCCTCGCAGCGGAACGCCGCCCCGTGCAGGCCCTCCGGGGCCACCGGTGACAGCAGGCCCGAGAGTTCCCCGGCCCCGTCCGCGAGCCGCGCGAGCACGCGGGGGGGCATCCATCGCCCATATCTCATCCGGAAGGGGAAGTGCGCTCGCGCGGCACTTCCCGCCCTCCAGGTACAGGAAGAACAGCGCGGGCGGCTCGTCCCACCCGGTGCGGCTTTTCACCTCGGCGACCAGGGTCTCCGTGATCAGGTCAGCCACGCGCACACTCATGACGGCCCGGCTTCCGGCCCCGGCCGCCGGTGCCCGTGGAACGCGAACTCCGCGCCGGGCAGTTCCACGACATCAGGCAGCTCGTCCAGGTCAAGCTCCCCGGCCTCCCGGTACCGCTCGTACAGCCACTCAAGGAAGGGCTCGAACAGAGGGCAGACCCAAATTCCTAGGCCCATCCAGCGTGTATCTCTGCATGGCAGTTCGCGCAGACCAGGATGCACTTCTTCAGTTCCTCGGCCTGATGGGTGAGCTTCCGGCCCCGGAGGTTCTTCCACTCTGGATCCTTCTGGGACCTGTCCAGGTGATGAAAGTGCAGAGCTGCTGGACACCGGCTGTACCCGCACCGCGCGCAGTTGCCGCCCATCATGTCGATCGCGGCCTGCCTGTTCGCTGCATGAAGCGCCATCTGCCGCTTGTTCTTGCATGCCCGGCACTCGCTGTAGACCAGACGGCGGTTGACTGAGAACTTTGCCGGGTCGGTCTCCCTGCAAGTGCGGCAGATGCGCGGCTTGCGGCCCTCCGGAATTCCTGACTTCGCTGTCGTCTTGATCCCCAGGTTGATCAGCCAGTGGTTCGCCTTGGAGAGGTTCCAGCCCATCTCGGCCGCGATCTGCCTGCGGGACATACCCGTTGAGGCCAGGGCCTCCAACTGGGTACGGCATTCCTCTCTCGTCATACTCAACACAGACTGCATTCCTTTTCTCAAGATCCGCCTTGGCGTTTCCGCCCAAGCGGAAGAACGCGCCCTCGCCTGTCTGCAGGTCAAGCACCCAGACGTGCTGCCACGTCCAGCCGATCGACGTCAGCAGCGACCCGGCGTACTCAGTGTTGACCGCGCTCTTGCGGGTGAACTCGGTATCAGGCTCCCCGACGAGGAACTTGCCCCAGTTCCCCGGCACCTTCAGGTCCTGCACTCCCTCGATGATCTTCGTCTTCATGTCACCCTCCTTGCGGTACGGGCCGGAGCACTGGCCCCGGCTTGGGCATGTTCTTCACCATCGCGGCGAGCCTTGCCCTCGCCTTCGCGCCGAGCGCCCTCAGTGACCGCTTGCGCTTCCGCCGCGACCACCACCACAGGATCAGGGCGAGCAGCCCGGACGCCCCGTACGCGGCCGAGTACGGCCATCCTCCGTTGAACACGGCGGCGATGCCCGAGGTCGTCATCCCGCCGAAGCCGCTCCAGGCCCAGCGGACAAGGAACTGGGGGCTCCTCGTCGGCACCCGTAGCACGCAACGCGTGAACAGCGGCGGGAAGGCAAAGCACCCTGCCGCGAAAAGGATAGTGATCACCGGCACTCCTCCGTGCTCTCCCGCCGCCACGCCACCGCGCACGCCCCCGCCATGACGGCGAAGAATACGCCCGCCTGCCACCATCCCGCGCAGGTCGCCGTTGCCGACACCAGCCCGGACGCCCCCGCCTGCCAGCCGAGCACCCTCCCCAGGGGCCTGTTCCTTACGAGGGCTACCGCAAGGTGACAGGTCCCCCTGACATATGCGGCTGCGGAGGTTACCCAGAGTGCGTCGCACAGCAGCGGGTAGCGGGGGGTCATGGTCATGATGACGGTCACCCGTACTTCTTTACCGCCGCACGGAGCACGGAGAGGGCCGCGGGGTCGCTGTCGATAAGCCAGTTGTGATTCGGGCCGTGGGCTGACGGCTTATCGTGGTCGACCCATATGAGGCCCGTCACCCCGGCCTGCGCCGCGCTGCGGAAGAGGTCCGCGATCGCCCGGGGTCGTCCGGCCGCGGGGTTGGCACCCGTCTCGGTGATCAGGACCGGGTCCCCGGTGATCGCCCTGACCTGCTTTATCGTCGGCGTGAACACGTTGGCGAACGTTGAGTAAGAGTGGGTGTAGTAGCCGTCCAGGCCGACGACGTTGACGTAGGCGGCCCCTGGCCAGAACGGGGCCAGGGCGGTGGTTACGGAGTCGGAGACGTTAGCCGCCCAGATCCAGGTGACCTTCGCCTTCGCCGCCTGGAACACGTCGTGGACGTGCCGCCACGCGGCGGTGAACTCCGCAGCGCGCTGCTCATTGAACGACCACGGCCACCAGGGGCCGTTGAACTCGTGGTCGAAGCTGAACGCGACGGGAAACGGCAGCCGTGCGACCGATGCCGCGTAGGACTTGAGCCACGCGTCGTAGCGGCCTGCGGCGATCGCCGCCAGCGAGAAACTGCCGGTGTCGAGCCCGATGACCGGCTCGGCCCCGGCGCGGTGGATAGCCCATACGGCGTCCTCGCTGAGCTGAGCGCCAAAGCCCTGGTAGTACTCCACCATCGCAGGCACTGCCCCGGCCCTTGCCGCCCAGGCCGCGATCGGCGCTGCCGCGGGCAGGCCGGGCGTGCCGAGCGACACGCCCACCTCCAGCCGGGCGGCCCTCGCGGCCGGGGATCCTGTGGCGCCACGGGACGCCACGGGCGCGGCGGAGCACCCGGCGGCGAGTGCGCAGCAGGCTAGTGCCAGCGGCCAGCGCCTCATATCTCCACCTCGATGTCACCCCGGGTGCCCCAGCCGGTTTTCCAGCAGGTCGCCATCGCGTACACCCGCAGCGGGCGCAGGACCAGGGCCGTCCAGACCAGCATCACGGGGCACAGCATGAACGTGCCGAGCTGGTACCAGAAGCTCTGGTCGCTGCGCCATACCAGCAGGTAGCGCAGCGCCGTGGCGTAGGCGACCAGGGCGCTGAACTCGAACAGGACAGGGATGGCCTTGTGCTCAACCAGCGGCCCGTAGATGAACAGTGCCCCGAACGCGAGGGTGACCATGGCGAAGTTCCACCAGGACGCGAAGTGCTCCCAGTAGGCGAAGCTCCGCACGGGGAGGTAACGGAACCGCCACCAGGAGCGGATCGTACTGCCCCGCATCCACCGGAGCTGCTGGCGGACGTGATGGGAGATGCTCTCGGGCAGCACGGTGAACGCGAACGCCGTGGGCTGCTGCACCGTCTTGCCCTCCGCGTAGGAGAACAGCGTCAGCAGTGAGTCGTCGCTGAACTGGACCTCCCTGCCGAGGAACGTCTCGTGCTCGTAGCTGTCGAGCGCCTTGCGGATCACGCTGGCCCGGTAGTAGGACAGGTTTCCCGAGTTGACCAGTACCGAGTTCAGCTTGGACAGGGCCGCCCGCACGCACATCTGGAAGGCCATCAGCCACGGGTCGGTCAGCCGGGTGAGCAGGCTCTCCCGCGTGTTGTAGGCCAGGATGATAGCTGCCACGCTGGTTACCCGCGGGTCCGCGAACGGCTTCAGCCCTTCCTCGTTGGCCCGCGGCTCCTGCACGCTGTCGCTGTCCAGGGTGGCGATGATGGCGCCTTCGGGCACCTGCCGGAACATGATGAGCTGCGCGCTCCGCTTGCCGCCGTTCTCGCTGCGCACCCACCGCGCGTCCACTTCCGGGTGCTGCGCGGCCAGTGCGTAGAACTCGTCCACGACGCCCAGCGCCTGGTAGTCGTACTTGTCCGTCCCGTCGTCGGTGACGTGGATGTGCTGCGCCGGGCGCGTCTGCCGGAAGGCGGCCGTCATGACGGCGCGGACGATCCGCGGCTGCTCGTTGTACAGCGGCACGTTCACCCACAGGTCCAGCTCGTCGAGGCGCTCCTGCTGCTCCGGCGTCACCGTGTACGGCCGCTCCAGCCAGGCCAGCCCGATGTGCCAGGCCAGCGACAGGAACACGATCACCCACAGGAGCGCGAACTCGTGCCCGTGCCCGTAGGCCACCTGCTCGGCGCTCAGCGCCTGCCGGGCTGCCCAGGCAACTCCGGTCAGCAGCAGCAGGAGCCCGAGAGTCGCCGGCCAGGCCCCTGTGCGGAGCCCGGCCTCGGGGATTACGGGCGGTCCGACCTGTCCCAGATCGACTTGTTCCGCCGGAACCTCAGCCTGACCAGCACCGCCCCGGCCAGCACGATGACGACCGCCGCCGCGGGAAGCCACAGCTGCCCGGCCAGAAGGCCGCCGGCGACTGCGCCCGTCACTCCCGGAATTGCCTTCTCGTAGTCCATCAGCTGCTCCCGGCTTTCTCTCAGTTGGAATTTCAGCGGGCCCCCAGGGGGGATTGCCAGGTTCAGTGACGACTGCCGTCTCCCTTGTCCGGGGACCGGCGTAAGGAAGTACCGGGAAGGCGTGCGTAACCGCGGCAGCCGAGTACTCCAGCGCCAGCCGCTCGAGCCTTGCGAGCTCGCGGGAGTCAAGTACGTCCCCTGTCATCGGGTACTCCCTGCGAGCCGGGAGCGGTGCGGTTCCTGAGCTCACGACGACCCCCTCCTGTTCCGTGCCACCCTGCTCATCAGGTACCGGAACGCAGGACCGGGGAAGCCCCACCAGAGGCCCGCGAAGACCAGGAACATGGCGGTGAGCATCCCTAGGGCTTCCTTGAAGTTCAGCATGGTGATCACGCGGCACCCCGCTTGCGTCTAGGTCCCTTGGCCTGGGAGCCTGCCGAGGCGGTGCCCGGCGCCTTTCCCTTGGCGGAGCTCGCGCGACCGCGGCCAGCGCCCGTCGAGGTGGCAGTTCCCGCCCTGCTCGGCTTGTTCAGGATCCTCGCGATCTCCGCGAGGTTGGCCGGGGAGAACACCCTTGACCGGCCCACGTGCGTGCACGGGAACTGACCGCTCCGCGCCCTCTTCAGCAGCCAGTACGCGGTCGTCTTCCCGGAGGGGTCAAGGATCGCCGCCGCCTCGTCGGGCGCGTAGAGAATCGGTGCGCCGACCGCGGCGAGCTCAGACGGGTCCGGTCGCGTCATGACCCTTCCTCCTCTGCCTGCTCGAGCCGCGCGAGCAGGTCCGCGTACGCGGCGGCTGCCTCGCCGTGCGGCATCTTCCGCCCCGACTCCCAGCCGGCCACCGTCGGCTGGCTGACGCCTACCGCCCCGGCGAGCTCGGCCTGCGACAGGCGGGCGCGCTCCCGGATCTCCCGGGCCCGGCCGCTGGCCACGTCTGCGCGCAACCGCGCCAATGTCACGGCACCGTCTGCCGATATCGCCATGGGATCACTCCTGACTACTCAAGAGGATACTAATCCTATTTCAGGATGCGGTGCGAACGCATTCCGATGTAATGTCTAATCCATGCCATCGGATGACGACCCGCTCCGCTCCGCGCGCAAGGCGTTCGGGGCGAACCTCCGCGCCGTCCGCGAGCAGCGCAGCATGGGCCAGCGGGAACTCGCGGCGCGGATGGCCGAGCAAGACTTCTCGTGGCACCAGAACACGGTCACCAGGGTTGAGGCGGGCGAGCGCAGCGTCTCCTTCTTCGAGGTCCATGCGCTCGCCGGCATTCTCCGCGTCACCACGGACCGCTTCACCTGGGCCACGCCGGAAGCAGCCGCGGTCATGCTCATGAGCAAGACAACCGTGCGCCTGCGGGAAGCGTGGCGCGAGGTTGCCCGCGCGGCGGCGCGACTGCGCGCCGACCGCGACGCCGCCGAGCGGTCAGTCGCCGAGTACCGGGACAGCCCGTACGAGAGGGTCCGCGACGATGCCCGCGCGCTCGCCGAGGAACTTGCGAGCGCCACTCTCGAGGGCGCGCTCGGTGAAGCAGGAGAAATGCGGCGCCGCACTGAGAGAGGGGAATCCTGATGGCCTACGCGGAGAGGGTCCCGTCCCCGAACGGGGACTACTACCGGGGCCGGTACAAGGACGCCGGGGGAAGCTGGGTCACCGTCCGCGGCGAGGACGGCCGGGTCATCCGGTACGCCCTGAAGCAGGACGCGGAGAACGCCGCCGACGACCGCGAGTCCGACGTCCGCAAGGGCCTGACTCCCCAGCCGAGGTCCGAGGTGACCTTCGCCAAGTGGGCGGAGGACTGGTACAAGGGGCTGAGCCTCGCCTGGTCGACGATGGCGGGCCGCAGGCGCCACCTGGACGACGTGCTCCTCCCGTTCTTCGGGGAGATGCTCCTGGGCGACATCAGCGAGGCGACGATCGGCGAGTGGGAGATGGAAGAGCGCGAGCGGCGCAGCGCCCCGGCGAGCATCACGACCTGGCGGGGCACCCTGCACACCTGCCTCGAGGACGCGGTACCTAAGCACATCAGCCAGAACCCGGCGCGGCGGAAGGGGAACCGCGGGAAGCGGGCGGGCAAGTCCAAGGGCCGCGGCCCGGAGAAGCCGTACACCAGCACGCTCGGCGTCCTGCTGATCTCCGAGCGGATGGCGATCCTGACCGGGGACGACCAGGAGTTCGTCATGGGCCAGGCGTCGTTCTGGGCGGCCCTGCGGATCGGCGAGCTCATCGGCCTCGAGCGCGAGTACCTCCGGCCGGACGGCCTGCGGGTGGAGTGGCAGCTTCACCAGATAGACCTCCAGTCCCCGAGGGAAGGCGAGGCGAGGGTCCTGGCGACGATCCGGGCGGAGGCGCCGGGCGGCCTGCTGCGCTGCCCCCCGAAAGACGACTCCTACGGGAACATAACCCTGGCCCCGTTCATGACCGCGATGCTCGGGGGCTTCGCGGAAGCCCGGCCGCCGCGGCGGTGCCCGTGCCACGGGATGGAGTACCTGTTCCGCGGCGCGGGCATCCCGGCGGGCGGCCGGGTCCCGGAGGGGACCGTGACGCTGTCGGAGGTGGCGGCGATCGCGGGCGTGTCGCCGACGACCGCGCGCAAGGCGCTGGCCGGCACGGGCGGCGTGTCGGAGGCCGTGCGCCGGCAGGTAACGGAGACGGCGGCGGCAACCGGCTTCTCCGGGCGCGTCAGGGTGACGGACCCGGCGTGGCACTGGCGCAAGGGCGCGCTCGAGGCACTGGTGAAGGCAGCCGCAACCGGGGAGCTCCCGCCGAAGGCCCCGCTGCCGAGGCGGCCGGTGCCGCTCGGCGGGGAGTGGCCGGGGACGCGGCTGCGCGGGCCCGGCGCGATCAGCCGGGCCACGGTGCACTGGGAGCCGGTCGCGCGGGGCCTGACCCCGCACCTGATGGCGCGGCACTCGATGCGGACCCTGATGGAGGAGAAGCGGATCCCGCACATCATGTCCGAGAAGCACCTGCGGCACGACATCCCCGGGGTGTCCGGTGCCTACCGCCACGTGACGGACAACATGAGGGCCGAGCTCACTGAGATGATGGCCGCGGAGTACGAGAGGGCGCTCGACGCGCGCCTTGAGATGTCGCCCCGTTCCCCTGTCGCCGTGCTCGACGCGATGCTCCTCGAGCGCTCAGAGGCCCGGAAAATCCGGGCTGTCTCCAGGAATTCACCAGAACGTGAGGACAGCGTGCTTCCATTCTCTGCCCCCACCCGTACTGACCTGCGGCGAGGCAGCCGTGCATGAGATACCGACCCCCTTCGTCAGTACAAGGGCATCCGCGAAAAAATCCCCTCACGTTGTCGCTGGTGACAACGCTGCGTTTTCGGGTCTCCAGGTAGCGGGCTCGCGCTCAGCGGCGCTCCCGCGCGCTCCCGTGCGCTCAGAGGCGAAACGGTCCCCAGATCGTCCCCAGAACACGCGGGACGCCGGGGGCAGGCGTGGTTAGCCGTGAGGCCCAGGCGCGGTGCAAGGTCGCCGACGACTGCGTCCGCTGCCTCCACGGCATCGGGCACCCGCCGCTGATCGCCTTGTTCGACGACGCGAGGGGCGCGTACAGCATCGCCGAGGGCGTCACCTGCGTGGCCCGCTGGGCGTCGACAGGCGGCCGTCACGGAAAGGGGGACCTCTGCGGTGACGAGGCTACAGTTACCGTCGCCGGGGTCGACCTGTGCCCGCACCACGCTGACCGCCTGCAGAACTGGCGGCACTTCGAGTACCCGGAAGAGCACGTCCGCCAGAAGACGGACCGGGTGCGAGAGGCTGACCGCGATTACGAGGCCGCGGTGCGCGAGAGCGAGGCGCACCGCGAGGAGGTAGACGCGACTGTCAGCCTCGTCTACTACATCCGCCGGGCATCGGACGGCGCGGTCAAGATCGGCACCACTCGATCGTTCGACCGGAGGATGGCGGCCCTGCGCGGGCTGTTCGGCGAGCTCCAGGTGCTCCTCACCGAGAGCGGAACGGCAAAGAACGAGCGGCTCAGGCACAGGCAGTTCGCCGCCTACCGGATCGGCAGGACCGAGTGGTTCGTCCCGGCGAAGACCCTGCTCGCGTGGATCGAGAGCCGCCGCGGTGACTACGGCATGCGAAGGTCGCAACGGCCCGGCGTCATGCCGATGGCTGACCTGCACAGGCTTGTTGTCGCGGCGCCATCCGATCGGGTGCTCAAATGGCGGCACGGGAAGGTGGCCTGGCCGCCGGGAGTCGCGGCCGCCTAACCACCTCTTTTTCATCCTCTCGCGGACGGCCACGAAACTCTCCGACCACGCGAGGCCGTCCGGGGTGAACCACTCCACGTCGATCACCTCGCGGTTTTGGACGTCGAGAGCCCAGGCGACGACGCTGACGTTATGCCGCTCCTTCGCCTTCCCGCCGAACTGGATACTCCAGGACTCGGGGAAGTCGCATACCTGAGTGCTGCCGGGCTTGAGGTCTCCGGGCAGGGCGCGCTCGAGGTCGGGGCGCAGTCTAGGGTCGCGGGGCGGCATAGACCGGCATCGTAACTCGCGTCCCGGTAGGATCGGCTCATGGTCCCAACCGAGGAACTCCGCCCGGCTTACACGTCCGCCGTGGCCGACCTCCGTGACATCCCCCTGTCTGAGCTGCCCGCCCTGAGGCTGGACGTGCTGGGCGCGGCGATAGGGAGGGTGCTCCCGGACCCGGTAGCGGGCCTGGTGCGGGCGGGGGCGTTCCAGTCGTCGATCTAGCTAGCTGCCAGCAGGTGGAGCGGATTTAAATCGGCACCTGGCAAGAGGGGACTGGGGGATATCGGTATCGCGGATATCCGCGCGGATAAGTCATGCAGCGCACCGCGATTCTCCGGTCTCGCCTACCAGCCATGCGCGCCCCGCCTCGGTCAGCCGGTAGCGGTTCGGCTCCTGGCCGCCGTGCTGGCCGTCGCCTTGTACCGCCAGCTCCACCGTCGCGCCGAGAAGATCGTAGAGCGTGGACTTCACGGAGGCCCTTGAGGTTGGCCAGCCGTCGCTTGCCAGGAACTTATAGACGTCCGTCGCGGTTGGCCTCCCTAGGCCGGCCACGATTAGTGTGCAGGCTTCGTTCAGCCTCATGGCGCCAGGATAGTTTGCGCCGTGCAGGTGACGCGGGACAGGTCTTCCGTGATGCGGTGGCGGTAGCCGGGCTGGGTCACTGGGTGCTCTCCTGTCTGTCTTGCGGTTAGCCTACCGGGGCGAGGCCCGGCGGAACGCGGGCGGGATGCTCTCCTGCGCACGTCGCCGCTCGCCGAGCCTGCCGCGCTCCCGGATGCGCTCAACCTCGGCGCGCAGGCCCTCGCGTGCCATCGCCGCGTCGATCTCCCCGGCGCTGGCGTTAGGGTGCCTGCCGCCGCCGATCCGCAGGGACTCGGCGATCATCCGGTACGCCTCGACATCGGTCAGGTAGCCGTCCTCGGGAACGCACCCGTAGACGCACGGCATGCCCTCGACGGCTCCCCAGAGCCTGCAGATCAACGGTCTCCATTCGTATATTTTGCACCTTTTGTCCGAAGTGAGCGCGTCGCACCAGAACCGCTCCGGGCTGGCCATGGCCTTCTGGTACGGGTGATGCGGGTCCCGGCCGCGCGGATCCGCTGCCGCTCCCGGTCCGACATCTCGACCGGGCCGCACGACGTCCAGCACCGCCCGTCGCAGCCGGGGATACGCGGGATGCGGGCGTACAGCTCGGCTAGCTGCGCGTCCTGCTCGCTGCGGGTAAGGCCCATCCTCAGTTCCCTTCGCCCTGGCCGAGTGCCTCGATGATCGCATCGGCCATCGACTCGGCGTTGATCATCCCCGCGATCGGCCCGGTCAGCTGAACCTTTATCTCAAGCCGGGTCAGCGCGTCGGCGAGCGCGTCGCGGGTGAAGCGGCACGGGCCCTTGTACGTCTCGCTGAGTGCCGCCTTGCGTCCCTCGTCGGTCAGGTACGCCCGGCAGGTGCGTTGCACGATGCCGTGCATCAGGCCGACAAGCCCCCGCTTCTCCAGGGCGCGGAGCGCGGTCAGGTGCCTGGTGGAGAACGTCCAGTGCGGCTCGCCGAGGCGGTAGCGGGAGGCTAGTACCTCAAGGACTAGGGACTGCGTCGGGGACAGGTTGTCTGCGTCTAGCTTGGGCGCTTCGGGGTCACTCACAGCTAGGGTCCTCCGTTGCCTCCGGGTCGTCACGGAACGAGCTCCAGTCGACGGCGAGGTACACGAACCCGAACTCCTCGCTGACGGCGGTGACGACCGCGCCGGCCGTGACGCCGGTTTCCGGCTCGACGGCGAGCACCTTGTCGCCGACGGCAACCGGGCCGTCCGCGTCGTGGAGCGCCGAGTAAGTCTGGTTTCCCCGGACCCGGACGTTGAGGTCGATCGCTATGCGGACGGTCACGTCACTTGCCCTTCTGCCCACTCGCGGGCCTTCGCCAGTACCTCGCCAGGAGAAGCGCCGCACGCCCGGTGCCGCGGCGGCAGGCCCTGAAGGGAAAGCTGCGCCTCCCACGGCTCAAGCCGGCCGAACGGGCTTCCCATGATCCCGAGCCGCACCAGCCATCCCTTGCCGGCGAGCCATGCGAGGTCAAGCATCGCGTTGTGGTCGGCGCACGCCCGCGCCGCGATCGCCTCGCCAGAGCGGCCGATGATCGTGTCGGACGTCTCGTCCGGACTCGTGGCCGCGCAGATTACCCCGGATCCCCAGGTACGCCAGGGGATGGCGGTGAGGTTAGTCACAGCCGCTCCCTCACTCCGCTCGGGGCACGCCTCCGCGAGGTGCGCCGGGCCGAGTTCAGGGTCTCCCGTAAAGGCATGGCACCTGGAGCAGTAGCTGTGGGCGAGGTCCTCGGGGTGTCTTGAGGTCGCGCCGCAGCAGGGGCAGGTGAAAGCGGGCGTGCTCAAGCTGTCGCCGTCCCCTCGGCCTCGCGCCATGCCCTCTGGTAGGCGCCGATCAGCCACCTGTCGGCCGCCTCGCGGTCGGGGTGCTCCGGAAGCGGAGAGGTACCGATGAGCGCCCGGAGGTTGCCTTCCAGTGCCTCAGCCAGGTCCAGTGCCTCTTGCATGGTGAGCTGGCCCTGCCGGATGGAGCGCACGATTCCGCGCGTTTCCTCGGGCATCGGCAGCGTGAGGTTCCCGGTCTGCAGCAGCTCGATGCCCTGGAAGCCGAGGCGGACCATGTGCGCCGCGAACTTCGTGTCAAGGCCGTACTTCTCGATCAGCTCGGGGCGCGTGCAGTCGCGGCCCTTGCCCTCGTGCGAGAGCATCGACCGCCGCTGAGCTTCAAGGTAACCGGCGAACCTGTGCCCGGCCTGGCGGGAGACGATCGACGGGGCCAGAGCCCGCAGTTCCTCGCCGAGCGGCGTGACGGTGACGATCTCTTCCTCGGGCACGAACAGCGGCAGGAGCACGCTCGGGTTGCCGTTCAGCGCCAGCCGCGTCCACTTGCGGGCACTGTAGACGGTGATGTCGAGGTCCCCGGCCCCCGACCTGTTGGCGAGGCCGCCGGGGCGCTCCCACGCCGAATGCCACTCGTACTGCTCGAACGTGCGCAGGCCGATGACGTACTCGGGCGGATCAAGGCAGATTCCCATTTCGTCACGATCGTCAGTGCCGGCGATCGATGTGCCGTGGACCCCGCTGCCGACCTGGCAGCGGAGGATCGTCCCGGCCTCCGCGATGCGCCGCTTCTCCTCGGTCGCGTGCTTGCCGATGGTCACGGCTTCTCCTCTGCCTCGCGGATCAGCGCCGCGATCTCGCCCTCGGAAACCGGCCTCAGTCCCCACGCGTCCAACCCGACGTGAACCGACCGCGGCCCGTCGACTTGCAGGCGGGAGTGCGTGTGGCCGTGGATCAGCCACTCGCCGAGGTCAGGGAGGCGGAACTGCGGGTAGCGCTCCTCCGCCGTGTGGTCGCCAGCGTCTTGATACGGCAGGTGCGACAGCAGGACCGTGCGCCCGTCGATGCGGGTCTTGGCGAACGCTTGCACCGACTCGAAGGCACCGAGCCATGCCCGCTGCCGTTTCCGGGCGTCGCGGTGGCCGGGCCAGCATCGGTCATGATTGCCCGCGACCAGGTGCTTGACGCCGTTCAGGTGAGTGGCCGCGCTGATGGCGCCGAGCTCACTGCCGAGGCCGACGTCGCCTAGGTGCCAGACGAGATCCGACGGCTTGACGACCGCGTTCCAGTTGGCGATCACCGCCTCGTCGTGCTCCTCCTGGGAGGCGAAGCCGCGCAGGCCCGCGACGAGGGCATGTGAGAAGTGCGTGTCGGAGCTGTAGAAGACGGTCACGCCCGTCATTGTCCCTCTCCCGCGATCTCCGGGGCGTAGTACGCCGGCAGCGGCTCAGGCCCGGAGTAGCGCAGGCAGGCGCACGGCTTGTGCTCTTTCCCGGTGTAGTCGCCGTACTTGTTTGTACCGGTCAACTGCCACCGAGGCGTTGCACGCGCCGCTTTCCGGGTCGTGCATCGAGTGGTGGTGAGTGCAGCCGCACACCGCCGCGACCGGCTTCGGGGCCTTGCGCCTGGCGGGCAGGCTGCGCAGCAGCCACCCGGTCAGGATGCCGGCGAGCAGGATCAGTGAGCCAGTGATCACGGTCTCTCGCCTTCCGTCTCCCGCAGTACCCAGTGCATTACGCTCCCCGATTCGATCCACCGGTTATGCAAGTGGCCCGGGCAATAGGGCCACCAGGCGGGGACAAGTCCGCGGCGGGTCATCTTGCCCCGGTTCAGCGACGCTACTGACGGAGCATGGCATACCCGGTGCCCTGCGAGCTGACGGGCGCACTGCCGCCCGTCCTCGACGCGCCAGTCATCGTCCGGCACCGCGACAAGCTCGAAGCCCTCCGGTACCTCACGGCTCTCGAAGGCGAGGGCGCGGAGCGTCACCCAGGTCATCCTCGCGCCGCAGTGCCGGGGCCAGCCGTCGCGCACGTACCCGGCGACGTCGTCAAGCGGGCGCTCACCGCCGCATGCCTCGCAGCGCAGGAGCCCGCCGGCTACGGCAAGGTCCGCGGCGGCACCGGCGGGGAATCCCGTGTCGATCTCAGGCAAGTCAGGCACCGGGGCCTCCCATCTCGATCGCCGCCTGCCCGGCGAGCGTCTCGTCGGCCGTCCATCCGTGGATAAGCTCTAGGGTGCGCAGGCGGCCGAGCGCGTTGGCGAACCCGCTGCTAGTCGCCGAGTAGCCCGACCGCTCGGCGGCCTCTGCCTTGGTAAGCGGCTGCGGCCATGCGTCGAGGAATACCCGCAGCAGCGTGCGCTCGGCCCTCCCGAGCTGCCCCATCCAGTGCTCAACAAGTGCCGCTCCCGAAGGCAGGGGCTCGTACGCGCCGCCGAGCGCCTCAACCCCGGCCCCGGTCGCCTGGATCAGCGCGCCGCGGTTAACCAGCCCGGCTGAGCGCAGCAGGCCGAGGGCGTTCGCGAACCCGCTGCTCTTGACGGAGTAGCCCGTCAGCGTGGCCAGCTGCGCCCTGCTGCGGCCCTCCGGGAACTGGGCAAGGACGGTGAGGATGGCGCGGTGCGCCCTGCCGAGCGTGAGCGGCGCGGCCTCGTCGCCTGCGGACGGAGCCGGTGCTGGCACGGGTGCCGCCTCGGGTGCCGCGGGCTTCAGCGGCCCGGCTACGGGTGCCGGCCTCGCGGGCTGAACTGCGCGGCTTAGCGCCAGCTCCAGGCCCGCTGCCACGTCCTTGACTCCGGCGATCGCCTGCTCAAGGGCAGCAATGTCACCAGGGGCCAGCACGGGCACCTCAACGCGCTCAGGCTCGCGCTGCACGGCCTCGGCGAGCCGGGTCCGGAGGCTGGTGATCTCGCGCCGGAGCCCGGCGATCTCAGGCGCCGCGGTCTCTCCCTTGGCCGGCTTGCCTTCGCGCTGCAGCAGCACCGCCATCCGCTCAAGGTCCGCCGGGTCCACCGGGGCGAACCGTCGCGGGACGATAGCCCGCTCGCCTACCCTCGGCGTGGCCGAGGAGTCGAACGTGCGGCGGGGGCGGACCTGGATCTTCCGCATGACCTCCAGCCACCCCGGCGACCACACCCACGCGGTTCCGACCGGCAGCGAGGGCAGGGAGTCCTTGAGTTCCCTCGCGTCCTCATCGCTGGCGTGGAGGCGGATCCACTCGTCGATCGCGGCGACGTCGAGCTTGCCGAGCAGCCGCATCGCGATCAGCACCTCCACCTGCGAGCGGATCGCCGAGTGAAGCTGCGCGGGCCGCAGGGTGATGCTGGTTGACCCGATGCCGGGCTTGCGGCCGCGGAGCACGATGTCCTCGTACGCGCCCAGCAGCCGGGGGTCGCGCTCGCCGCCCTGGGACGCGAAGCGGTCGGCCTCGTCGATCACCAGGTGCAGGGGTTCCCGGTTCCTCCGGAACAGGCGCTCCATGAAGTCGGTCACGAACTTCCGCTGCTGCGTCTTCGACATCAGGAACATGTCCAGCACGACCGGCAGGCGCTCGGATGCCACCAGTTCGGCAACGGCCGTGCCTGAGGCGGGGTCAAGCGGGAGGTCGGCGTGCTCGCCGCCCAGGATCGTCACCGGCAGTCCCGGTCCCTGGCCGTCGGCAGAGGACCGCAGGCCCCACCAGGCGCCCATCGGGTCGATCACGCACACCGGCAGGCCCGCGCCTAGCAGCTCCTCGGTCAGCACGCTCGCCGCCGTGGTTTTGCCCGATCCCCTCTTCCCGAAGATCAGGAATGTCTCGGTTACCGCGTCGATCGGCAGCGTGAGGTCGTCCGCGATCCGCAGTTCGTTAGCCACTGCCTTCCCCCGTCTCCGGTATCAGGCGGTACAGGTGAAGATGGTCGCCCGGACGCGCGGCCCCGAGTGCGAAGTACGCGCAGGTCTTGCAGTTCAGCTGCTCGCCGCGCACAAGCTTGCGCCCGCCGAGATCCGCGACAATCAGGTGGGTCGCCGGGGAGTTGCGGCAGGCCCCGCAGGTCAGCGGCGAGGCATCCAGTTCGTCAGGCATGATCACCCTCCTCTGGTGCGAGCTTGAGTTCGCTTGAGTCCCTGAAACATTGAGGGAAGTACATGTCCTCACCCGGCGTGCCCTCCGGTGCCGGGGAACCGTCCTCAAGCATGGCGAGGCCGCGGTCGTAGACGGTCACCAGCCACTCGTCCGGGCCGCACTGGTTCTCGACGACGCCTTCCATCCATGGCCACTCATCGCGGGGTACCGTCCTGGCGTCGGCGTCGGACGCAATGTAGCGGACCAGGACATCCGACTCATCGGGGAAGCGTCCGTCGTTCTCCTGCTCAGCCACGGCCGTCCTCCTTCCTCGGCTGCCACGACAGGACCGCCTCACGGGCCGTGTCGACCAAGTTCCCGTCACTGTCGAGCAGCCCCAGCTTCCCGAGTACCCTCGCCGCCCTCGGCGAGAGGACGTGGCCGCCGCCGTGAACTAGCAGCACTGCCTCTGCCAGCGTGTCCGGGTAGGTGCCGGCCAGGCGGTCAAGTGCGATCGCCGCCGTCACCACGGCGGGTGAGGCCTTGGGGTCAGCGTCCACCGTCAGCCTCCTTTCCGGTTAGTGCGGCCAGGATCGCCGTGTACTCCGGGCAAGGGAACGTGACCCATGCCCACGTTCCCTCCTCGCTGTAGGTGGTGCACACGACGTCACCGGGCAGGCTCTCGCAGTACCACAGTCCGTCGTCTCCCTCGTAGTGAGCGTCCGGGTCACTCTCAGGGTCATGGCCGCAGCGGGGGTTGCCCCTCGGGTCGAAGGCCAGCTCGTGAAGCTGGCGGGGCTCGTGGAACTTCAGGGCCGCCTCGACGGCCTTCAGGAGCCGGGGAACTTTCCCGACGCACATGTAGGCGACCGCGTGGCAGTCAACGTCACGGTGAAGCTGGCGGATCTCCGCCAGGGCGGCGGACGCGGGGTTGTCAGGCATTCGCGGTCACCGCCTCAGCTTCCTCGGTCAGCTCACGGAGACGCGCGACTGCCTCGTCCGCGGGCAGCGTGAAGAGGGTGTCGAAGTCGCCGTGGTTCCACATCTGGTCGTCCGTGAGTCCTAGCGCAGACTGGGCTTCCCGCTCGATCTCCTCGTGGCCGCGGATCTCGCGCGTGCCGTCCGGGGACCTGAACGTGTTGTCCGCCGTGAGCGTCCATCCGCGCAGCAGCAGTGACCGGCCCGCGATGTCGGCTGCTATGTCACCGGAGGGGCGGGCCTCGCCGTACGTGGTCGTGTCGAGCAGGTCCGGGTGGTCCTGGGTGTGAGTGAGGACGGCCCGCAGGAGGCTCGCGTTCACGGCGCGATCCCCTCAGGCCGGGCTTCAACGAGTGCCAACCGGATGCAGTGGTCGGCCCCGATCATGACCGTGCGGACGGTCTCGCGGACGGCGGCGGCGATCACGTCGCTGCCCGCCCCCTGCGAGCCGAGGCGCCCCACCCTCGCAACCTCGTCAGCGACCTGCCTCTCCAGTGCCGCGCGGGCCTGAGGCGCGGTGGTCGAGCTCGCCGGGGTCGTCTGGCCGGCCCGGTCGAGGAACCCGCCGGGGCCGTAGAACCGCTCGTAGT